CACCACGGCGGCGCTCTGGCGCAAGGCCTTGTCCCGGCGTTGCTTGTCGTTGAGCAGCTGGTCGTCGTGGTGCTCGGAGCCGTCAAGCTCGCGGGCGGTGCGCTCGTACTTCTCCATGTCCAGGTTGAACCAGTACAGGCGCGAGCGGTAGGTGAAGTGGAATTCCTTGCGCTCGTCCCATTCGTACATGAGCAGGCCCTTTTCCTCGGCCGACTCGGCCAGCAGCAGGGCGCCCTGGTGGCGGGCCTCGGCCATGTCCAGCTCGATGCGCTTGGCGCGCTCTTCGTCGCCGTCGATGAAGGCCCAGCGCTGGTGCAGGTCGTTCCAGTCGACCTTCTTGGCGCCGCGCTGCGGGATGACAGCCGCCTCGCACTTGAAGCCCAGGGCGCGCGCTTCCTTCGCCCAGCGGCGCATGTTGGCCTTGGCGACCGGCTCGTTATCCAGCGCCCAGACCAGGCGCGGCAGGCGCTTGTCCGCCTCATGGCAGGCGGTCTTGAGTGCCTTGAGCGATTGCTCGGGCAGCGGCGCGCTGCTCATCATCGAGACGGCAGCGACGTCGTGGTGCAGCAGGGCGATCGCGTCGAAGATGCCCTCGACGATGTACAGCTCCTCGACCTCGACCAGGTTGAGCGACGGCGGGCACCACCAGACGCCCTTGTAGCTTTCGCCCGGCTTGAAGCGGGCCTTCTGCTTGCCGAAGCGCTCCGGCCGGTCAATCAGCCGTTCCCAGTAGCCGCCCTTTTCCAGCGGGAAGCGCCCCGGCGCGCTGCCGGCGTTGATGTCGCGGCTCCAGTAGTTCTCCTGGCTGTACCAGCCGGCGATCAGCTCCAGGCGAAAGCCGCGGGCGAACTGCAGGTAGGCGCTGGCTGTGGCCATCGGGTCCTGGGCGGTGGCCGGGGCGGTCTTGCTCCAGTCGTTGAACAGGTCGTCGTACAGCTCTTTGACGTGGACGCGGTGGCCACACTTCTCCGGACGGCCGCAGATCAGCATCCAGGGCGAGTCGTGGAAGGTGTAGAGGGTCTTCTTGCCGCAGTTGTGCGCCGGGCATTTGCCCTTGCGCATGTAGTTGGTGCCGGCCATGTGCTGGAGGCCGAAGTCGCGCTCGATGCGGCGCAGCACCTCGGCCCGTAGGGTTTCTTTCATCTGCATGGTGTGGCTGGCCTTACTGGTTGGCGCCGAGGGCTGCTTTCAGCGCCCCGATGGTGCGTTTGTGGCCGGCGAGGGCCGGGTAGTCATCGAGGATGCGGCGGCTGCGCAGGAACTCCGGCACGGTGCGGTAGCGATCGTCGTACCAGTGCTCGGTCAGGCCACGGCGCAGCTCGCAGCGCAGGCTGCTGAGCAGGGCCTCGGCTACGGGCTTGGGCATGTCCAGCTGGATGGCAATGGCTTGTTGCATGGCGGCAACCTCGAATTTCGGGTGCAACTTCCCCAGACCCGCTGGCAGGCGGGTCTGGGTAACGGTGATTCAGGGGGTGGTGGTCAGTGCGCGGCTGCTGCAGCCGGCAGTGCCGCGGGTGGCTGCAAACGCAGCGGTAGATAGCGAGTGGGGATGAAGGCCCGTTCCCCGCTACGAACAAGCACCAGACACACGCGGGTTTCGTCGCAGCCCTGGGCCCAGTCGATGGCCACGCGGGACGCCAGTTCGGTCATCGCCAGATGTACCAGCCGCGGCGCCATGAACGCGGGAACGTCCAGGGCTTGAACCAAATAGCGGCACGCGCGGTCATAGAGGCGCTCATCTTCGGCAAGGTGCTCATCCTGATGGCGCAGGAGGTAGGCCTTGGCGGCGGCCTGCATGCTGCTGCGGTAATCCTTGGCAGAGGTGTCGTGGCTCATGCGTGTGCTTCCTTGAGTGGCTGATCGAACAGATCGGGTTGATCGGATGCAGGCCGGCTGTCACGCAACGCCTGCATTTTCGCCACGGATGGCGCAATCGGCAGCACCACCCTCGGCTTGTCCATGCCCGAGGTATTGATCTGGTAGTCCCAGCTCATCGAGCCCGTGAGCACCAAGCCGCAGGCCAGGTTCATGCACTGGCCGTAGATGGTGCGGAATGTCGGTGTTTGCCCCTCGGAGTTGCGAATGCGCATCCGCTCTCCGCATGCTGGGCATACCAGCTTGTAAACGCTCAAATCCCTTCCCCCCCGGCCGTGGCAGCGGCCGTACAGCACTTATTTTTCGTCGTGGCAGGTATGCAGAACGATGACTGCCGCTATCTCCGCGTGGCGGGCGGAGACGTAGCGGCGGTGGGCATCGAGGATGGCGTTGGCTTCGCCTTCGTCGATCGCTCCATCCTCCAGGGCCTTGGCAATGATCAGGTCCACCCGGCCGCGGCGCTTCGCGGTATCCACGGCGCGGTGGTAGAGCTCCATGTTGTCCAGCTCTTCGGCCGCCGGCAGCGGGACGAACACTCCGCCGTACTGGGCGGCGATGTACTCGGGCAGGTAGGCCGTGCCGATCTGCTGCTCGAGCAGCAGGATCTGCTCGTCGGTCAGCGGGCGGTGGCCGGCGCTCTCGTAGGCGTGGTTGTCGAACTTCTTGATTTCCAGGCCCAGGCGGGCCGCGGCGCAGTCACGGCCGCCGGGGTAAGCGGCGATGATGGCGCTGACCACCTTGCGCCGGCTGTCGAGGATCGCGTGCTTCATCTTCTCGTTTCTCGCCTTGGGGTTTGCCATTACTTTGGAATCACTGCGAAGTCAGTCTTGCGGCGCCCATAACGCGGCGCTTCGCCGGCTACTACGCCTTCCTTGATGCCGAGCAGTACGGCGGCGCGGTGGGCTTCACCGCGCAGGCACTTCTTCTGCCCGTTGAGCACGGCGTAAACCGTGGACGGGCTGATGTCGTTCTGTTCGGCCCATTCCTTGGCGGTCAGGCCGAGCTTGCTGAGGCGTTCACGCGCAGCGTTGCGCGCTTGCTCGCTGGGGTATCCGTTCGGCATAGTTCAAATTCGTGTGATTTCGTGTGATGTGAAGCGGATATTGGTTCAGTTATTTGAACCTGTCAATGCTTGAGGTTCAAAAATATGACCATTGGCGAGCGGCTGAAGGAAGAACGGTCGCGCCTGAAACTCAGCCAGACCGATCTCGGTGCGATCGGCGGCGTGGGCAAAACGACGCAGATCAACTACGAAAAGGACGCGGGTAGCCCGGACGGCAGGTACTTGGCCGCAGTGGCGGCAGCTGGCGTCGATGTGCTGTACGTAGTGACTGGTGAGCGCAAGCCGCAGGCTGCCGACAGCGTCACCGCCGAAGAGGCGGATCTACTCGATCGCTTCCGCCAGTTGCCACCCGAGGACCGGGCCGGTCTCGACAAGATCGTCACCGCTATGTCGGCGATGGCAGGGAATTACCAAGCTGGCAAGCGCTGATGCTTGCACCTAGGGGATGGGATGCTCCGATTTATCTATACCGACGCGCAGGGAAATACCGCTGAGTGGGTGCTTACTCGTTGGAAGGAAAACTCGCGCTATATCCAGGGCCGGAACGAAGCTGACAGCTTGCCGCGCACTTTTCGGAAAGATCGAGTGCAGCAGTTCCTGGAGGGGGAAGACCTTCTGCTGGGAGAGGCCGCTCCGCCCGCGCCCGAGCCAGCTCCGAAAGCACTTCCAGATGCGCGTCCGCAGATCCTATTTACTGGCTTCAAAGCGCCTGACCGCACCCGCCTGGAGTTACTAGCCGCAGATAACGGGTTCCGCGTCATGAAGACCGCTGGTAAGTCATTGACCGTGCTCTGCTTTGGCTACAACGCCGGGCCCTCCAAGGTGGAGGCCGCTCGGGGGGCAGGTGCATTCGTCCTGGACGAATCGCAGTTGCTACATCTGATCAATACCGGGGAAGTCCCCTGCTGATCCGCGTTGGGCTAGGGCCGACTAAACAATCTCAAGCAAGGACGAGTAATGGCTGAATCTGTAACCAAGACGATTCATTACAAGCGGGCGGTGATTTCCGGCGGCGGGAACCTGCAGGAAATCCTCGGTCGGGTATTCGCCGAAGGAAGCCCTGCGCACCGTGTCGGTCAGCGGAAAGAGATTGTCAGCGCGGACACCAATAGCTTCCGCGTTATCAACCACAAGCGTGATTACAACGGCATGCTCTTCTGCCAGATGATCTACTTCGAGCCGGGGCGTAGCCAGGCTTACATCACGCTCAACGATGACGCCGAGTCGTATGCGCTGGACGCACTGACCAACGAGGCGCTCAACAACATCGAGGCGCCGGCCGAGCGCGAGCAGCACCGCAAGGAATTCGTCGATTCGTTTCTCTACTTCGGTGTCTTCGAGAATCACCTGGTAGTGCTGCAGTCCAGTGCCCTGCGCTCGCGCGAGCTGGAAGCGCACCTCGGCTGGCTGATTGGCAGCTTCGGTGGGGTCGCCATTGGCACGGCCATCATCCTGCAGGATCAGCCGTCCCAGGAAACCTTCGAGCGGATCGCCCGGGCGCCGGTGAAGAAGATCGAAATCGGTTCCCCGATGACAACCGCACAGGCTGTTCCAGAGGGTGAGCGTGAGGCGCAGCAGGAAGTCGCCCCGGCCCAGCCGGAGGAAGAGGAGGGGATCGATGCCCGCCGTGTGCGGTTCTTCCCGACAGGGTTCGCCGGCGACGTGATCAAAGCTGCCCTTGGAGCCGATTGGTTCAACCGCCTCGATCTGGAGGAGGACCTCGACGAGGCGAATCTCAAGGTTAGCCTGGAGATCACCTACGTTCGTCAGACCACGCGGGTCGGGCAGCGGATGCTTGATAACATCGCCACCTCGCTTCGGCATGTTGATGAGGCAGACGTCAGGATTTCGCTCAATGGGGGTGGCGAGATCAAGGGCAATGACCTGAAACTATCTGGCCCCATATCAGTCGCAAAGCTGGAGAATGGACTACTCGATGAGGGTGTCCTATACCACAAGATGCACGGCTGGCTGGTTGGGAAACTTCGCCAAGGCGATGCAGATCCTGAGCAAAACGCAGAAGAGTGATAGATGAAAAAGCAAGGTGGATGGACAGGAACTGGCGTGCTGGCAGTGGTGCTTTCCGCTGCCATGGGCGCGCTCCTGGCTCATTACATTGTGGCTTCGTTCGATCGCACCACTGCACCGGTTGTGCAGTGGGGGCTGTTGACGGTTTTCCTATTGCCGATGGGCTTTGCCATCCAGCTGTGGGTCAACCTGAATAGCATCCGTGAGACGAAGGGCTTGTCCGGTAGCGAGCGCCGTCGCATCCGTGAAACGGTGTCGGAAAAAATACGGCAAGTTCAGATCGCGCTCACGTTCTACCTGGTGTCCGCCATCATCATTGCGTTCGGACTGTGGTTCTCACCCGCGAGTTGGAAGGTCTACCACGCGGTGACGGTTTATACCGGGCTGAGCTTGGGGATCAGCATCTCCAGCTTCTTCCTGATCCTGCATGAGTGGCGTGAGATATCTAACTTCAAGAGCAAGGTTTTCGAGCGCAGCGCTCGCAATAAACAACTGGCGAAGAAACTGGACGCGTTGAACCCGAAGAGCAAGTAAGGCTATTGAGTTACCGGAAGGCGCCTAGATGGCGCCTTTTTTTGGACCCGCGAAACTCTGCGAGTACCAGTTTAGAGGGGCTTGGGATTCTGAAACTTGGCTGTAACGTCAGAAATTCACTGCCAATGATGGAGTATGCAGATGGGTTTCGAAATCGTTGAGGCGAAGGGGCAAGTCCATGAGTCGGATGCGCAGCCTCACTTGGGTGATCTGACTGAGCGTGAGCGCATGATCATTCGATTCTATAGACAGCTGGCGGAAGCTGACCGGGTGATGATGGTGCGGATGCTGGAAGCTTTGGTCACGCGCACGGCACCACACACCTGACAAGAAGGCGCCCAAGGGCGCCTTTTTCATGCCTGCGCTTCCTGCAGCCGCTTCAACTCCCGATCCACCGCCCGCTGGGCGTTGGCCTTGCTCGCGTAGAGGTGCGTGAGGCGCTTGGGCTTGGTCTGGTCGCCGGCGGTGAGCTTCTTCTGCTCGCCTGTTTTCTCCTCGCGGTACCAGGCGACGACGCCGGTGTAGTCGCCGTCGTGATCGGCCAGCAGATCCACGTCATCGCCGTCGGGCAGCTTGGATTCCAGCTCCAGGCTGGTGGTGTAGCTGTCTGGCGTGAAGCTGTGGTGCAGGTTGCCGCCCAGCCAGACGATGGCCGAGATCTCGGCCTTGATGCCCAGCAGGCTGTAGGTCTGGTCGGGGGTCAGCTCCGGGCGCCCCTTGGCCAGCGTGTAGCTGAGCGTGGCGGTACCGCGCTGCAGCCGGCCCCACTGGGCGCGCGCGGCGCGCAGGGCGCTGGCCTGGTCGGTGTAGCTGTGGCGCAGCTCCCTGGGGGT